TGCTAGAACCAAGACTTTTGCAAATCGCAAAATCTACATGTGTAGCACACCAACCATTAAAGGATTATCAGCAATTGAAGCTGCATTCGAAGAATCAGATAAACGTTATTACTATGTTCCGTGTCCAGAATGCCAACATATGCAAGTTTTAAAATGGAAAAACGTAGTCTGGGAAGAAGACAAGCCTGAAACTGCTACTTATGCCTGCGAAGAATGCGGTTCAGTCATTGAAGAATCTAAAAAGCAATGGATGATCAAGAATGGTGAATGGAGAGCAACAGCAGAAAGTTTCAAAACAGCAGGATTCCATATCTCGGAGCTTTATTCTGTTTGGTCAACTTGGGGTCAGATGGCTAAAGCATTTCTTGAGTCTAAAAAGAATCCAGAAACATTAAAGACGTGGGTCAACACAGCTCTTGGTGAAACTTGGGAAGAACAAGGAGAAGCTGTTGAGTATGAAACTCTTCTTGAACGTAGATTGAACTATGATCACACCTCAGTTCCAGAAGATGTTCTAATTTTGACTACTGGTGTTGACGTTCAGAAAGATAGATTGGAATTACAAACCGTTGGATGGGGTAAAAACTATCAAGCATGGGTCTTGGATTATAAGATTCTTTGGGGAGACCCAAATGCATTTAATGTTTGGAACGATTTAGATGCTTATCTCAAGAAAAGATTTAAAACTGAAAGCGATAGAATGATTCCCATCTCATGTTGCACTGTTGACTCTGGCGGTCATCATACTCAAAGAGTTTATGAATTTACTAAAGCAAGACAGGGTAGAAGGGTATTTGCAATCAAAGGTTCAAACCAAACTGGTAAAGCAATTGCAAATAGACCTACTTTTGTTGGTAAAAATAAAGCTGTTCTTTATCCAGTTGGAACTGACACAGCAAAAGAAGCAATTTTTGCAAGATTGTCTACCGACAAAGAAAATACAACGCTAAATTTTTGTTCAGATCTAGACGAGGAATACTTTAAGCAGCTCACAGCAGAAAAAAGAATCACAAAATTTGTAAGAGGAAGAAAAACGCTTGTATGGAAACAAATTAGACCAAGAAACGAAGCATTGGATACATTGGTTTACAATTTTGCAGCTATCTACATCTTGAATCCCAACTTTGACATCATTGAAGAGAAAATACTGACTAATGAGTCAAAACCGCAAGAAAAACAGGAAAATAGACCAAAAAGACCCATAAATAGACCAAATTTCGCTACTTCTTGGAAATAATTTAACCTTTTTGTATATATTTATATAAATATATGTATACTAGTAAGTACAAAGTAATTATTTTTAAGGGAAAAAATTATGAACTACAAAGAAATTAAAAAACACAACAGAGCAGAAAGAAAGAAATACAATGATACTTGGTTAAGCGATAATCCGCATGAGCCAAAATATATTGATTTGATCGAGCATGTTTTTGATCATGCAACAACTGATGAAGGCATGACAATACAACATCGTGTTATCTTTCACCTTTTTAATCCAAATGGTGCTTGCAATAAACTACCCACTTATGACGATTTCATATTTATTGAAGAGCCTAATATGATTTGTGGTTCTCATGGATATTTATCAAAATATGATAATTATGGTTACAAAAAACTACTAAAACATCATCAAAAAGGTAATGCTAGCAAGTGGGATGTTAATTATGCTTTGTATTCAATAGATAGAGATATTAAGAACGCTAAAGAAATTATGATTGAGAAAAACCTTGTCGGCAAAGATACTTTTGCAGCAGAGGGGGTGAAGTAATGAGTTATTTTAAAGTTAATGATTCTGGGGTTGTAATCAACCCTAGAGTCGAGATTATTAAATTTCCTAAGTCTTATAAATTCAATATGAAATTTTATAAAGCTAAAATAGATGGTATTCAATACTATGGTCATAACTGGATGAATCCAGAAATGGGTTCTGGTGTTGGTTGTCATTGTTCTTTAGACTTTAATCATTCAGGAGTTCTTACTGGATTATCTCTAGCTGATTACAAAAGAGAAGTCATTCAAAATTGTGTCAATAAACTCATGCAGAAAAAATATTCTAAGACTAGCTCTTGCCCTAGTTGGTACAACAACTACACCGACAAGGTTATTGAAAAATTAGAAGAGTATTTTTATAACATCAAATAACTTAACCTAAAAATCTAAAAGGCTCTTAACTGAGCCTTTTTTATTTATATCTTGACATTTCCCATATAGACCATAGTGTTTTACTTGGATATATCTAAATTAAACGAGGTTTTTGTTTGGCTAACAAATTTGATTCGACAAATTATCCTACTCAAGTTCCTAGCGAATTACAGCTTGGGGATTTCTGGGCATGGAAAAGAGATGATCTTGCTAGTGATTATCCAGTAGCAGATTACTCACTATCTTATGAATTCAATTTAATTGATGGTGCAACTGCATCTAATTTTACTTTGACTGCAACAGAGTCAGGAGATGAATACATCATTTCAACCTCAAGCACCTCTTCATACGCTAAAGGCAATTACAACTGGATTTCTTACATCACTAGAAGCTCAGACTCAGCTAGAATTAAATTAGAAGAAGGTTTTGTAGAAGTACAAGACAACTATGCAACCACTTCTGCTTCAGTTAGAAGTCATGCAAAGAAAGTTCTAGATGCTATTGAAGCTGTGATTGAAAATAGAGCAACTATGGATCAGCAATCCATGAGCATAGCAGGAAGATCATTATCAAGAATGTCTATTAATGAACTTTTAACATTCAGAGATAGATATAAGTCAGAGTATTTACGAGAAGTTAAAAGAGCTAGAATTAAAAATGGTCTTGGCTCTGGAAACACAATAAAAGTTAATTTTGGACACAACGTCACAACACCTAAGAGTTATAAATAATGGCATGGTATAACAACATCTTTAATAGAACTGAAGTCAAGGCAAAAAAACGTCAAGCCTATAGAAGATCTTATTCTGGTGCTAATGCAGGAAGATTATTTGCAGATTTTTTAACTACTTCCACCAGTGCTGATGCTGAAATAAAAGACAACATACGAGTCCTTAGAGACAGAGCAAGAGAGTTAGCAAGAAACGATAGCTATATTGCTAGATACTTAAATCTGATGGTGTCTAATGTTATCGGTAAGCACGGCATAAGAGTTAGCTCTAAGGCGAGACTAGATGACCCTGTTAACATGGGTAAGCTAGACCTAAGAGCTAACCAGTCCATCGAGGAAGCGTGGCATGAATGGACAAGATTAGGAAATTGCACAACTAACAAAAGATTAACATTCTTAGATTGTCAGAAAATCTTTATTGAATCTCTTTGCAGAGATGGTGAAGTTTTAATTAGAAAAATCAAAGATCTCAAATCACCTTTTGGATTTAGAATTCAATTCTTAGAAGCAGATCATCTGGATGAAAATAAAAATGATTACTACAAAGAAACTGGTAATCGTATCAAGATGGGTGTTGAAGTAGATAAGTTTGATACACCTGTTGCCTATCACCTCTACAAAGATCATCCCTATGAAAGAACCTATCTCAACAAGAACCAACACATTAGAGTTCCTGCTGATGAAATCATTCATGCTTTCTTACCACAAAGAGCAGAGCAAACTAGGGGCGTTTCTTTAGTTGCAACAGCTATGTCTAATGTCAAAATGTATTCAGGCTATATGGAAGCAGAGGTCGTTGCAGCACGTGTATCTGCAAGTAAGATGGGATTCTTTGTAAGTCCAGATGGTGACGGTTACGTTGGTGATGGTGAATACGAAGACGGATTCAGTCCTACCATGAATGCTCAAGCAGGTGTATTTGAACAACTACCTGCAGGAATGGACTTTAGAGCATTTGACCCAAACCATCCTACATCTGCTTTTGAATCATTCACAAAAACTGTGCTTAGAAGTATCGCATCTGGTTTAAACATTTCTTATCATTCACTTTCTAACGATTTAACTTCTGTGAACTACAGCTCTATCAGACAAGGAGCTTTAGAAGATCGCAGTATGTATCAGATCTATCAACAATTTGTAATCGAACACTTCATTGAGCCAATATTCAGATCATGGTTAGAAATGGCAGTTTCAACAAACTATATTAAACTTCCTGTTTCTAAAGTTGATCAATTTGCTAATGCGGTAACATTTATTCCAAGAAGTTTTGCTTGGATAGACCCACTAAAAGAAATGCAAGCTAACGTGATTGGATTACAGAACGGAACACTTACTTATTCTGATATTTCCGCTTCTTACGGAAGAGACACAGAAGAATTATTTGAACAACATCAAAAAGAAATAGAGTTAGCTAAACAATATGATATCGAATTAGCCTATCAACCTTTTGGCTCTAAGTTGCCAGTAGAAGCAAAGATACAAGGTGGAGATGACGATGAGCTATAAACCAACTAAAGGTATGATCACTGAAGCTCAAAGAGGTTTAGATTGGCGTAGAGAACATGGCAGAGGTGGTACTGAAGTTGGTATCGCTAGAGCAAGAGATATTGTTAATGGCAAGAATCTTTCTGAATCCACCGTCAAAAGAATGTATAGCTTCTTTTCAAGGCATGAAGTAGATAAGCAAGCTGAAGGATTCTCTCAAGGAGAAGACGGATATCCATCTAATGGCAGGATTGCATGGGCGTTGTGGTCAGGTGACGAAGGCTATTCTTGGTCAAGACAGATTGTTGAAAGATTAAAGAAAGAAGACGAGAGAATGTACGAAGCTAGACCATATCCAAACGAACATGCAGCAAGAATAAATAATCCAGATAAATACGTTGAATTTGCAAGAGACAACGATGAATTTGGTTCAGGCATACACGTTATTTATGGAATATTAGAAGATCGAAGCTCAGAAGTGCAATCAATAAGATTCGATTCAAGCAAGTTCACACCAGATGAAGCTAAGGCATGGCTAGAAGAACACGATTATGATTATATTGAGTTTGAAGAAGCTATTGAAGAAAAGGCATTATCTGATAAATTAGAAGAAGGCACACTATCAACCGACAAGGAGTTAACAA